TCACAGCAACACCAAGGTGCTGATGGGAGTCTAGGCTAATGAGACTAATAAAAGAACTTAACGAAGACCTACAGTTTATTGTAGAAGAATCAGAGTCAGGCAAAAAGAGCCTCTATATCGAAGGCGTCTTTCTACAGTCTAACTTACAGAACAGAAACGGTCGTGTCTATCCCAGAGAAATCATGGCGAAAGAAGTAGATCGTTATATGCAGGAACAAGTCAACACTAAGAGAGCATACGGAGAACTTGGGCACCCAGACGGTCCTAATATTAATCTCGACCGTGTTTCACATATGATTACCTCTCTTAGAGAAGATGGCGATAACTGGATAGGCAAGGCTAAGATCCTTGACACTCCTATGGGTAACATTGCCGCAAGCCTAATTAAAGAAGGTGCAGGACTTGGTGTTTCTTCACGTGGTCTTGGCTCATTGAAAGAAAACAGCGAAGGCATTAATGAAGTACAAGACGACTTCATGCTTGCCACAGCAGCTGATATTGTTGCTGACCCTTCAGCCCCAGATGCTTATGTACAGGGCATCATGGAAGGCAGAGAATGGGTGTTTGTTAAAGGTGTATGGCAAGAAAGAGAAATCGAAGAAACACAACAGTATATTAAGAAAGCAAGCAGTAAAGACCTCTCTGAGGCCAAAATACGTGCTTTCAACGAATTTTTAAATAGGCTATCTAATATTTAATTTGTATAAATATATAAGACTATATTAAATCTAACCGAAAGGAGATAAAACAATGGGTGTAGAGTCTAAAATCAGAGAGCTTATGGAGGGTGCAGCAAACCGTCCTAAAGATAAGCTCACTGCTCGTGACGATAGCAACCCTACTCAAGGCGATTCAAATCCTAACCCTGAGCAACAGGACCTTTCAGGTACTGGCAATGCTGAGGGTGGTTTGACTTCAACCGTGGGTAAGGCTGCTTCCGCTAAGGCGAGCAAAGATGGAACTCTTCCTGCAGGTAACGGTGCTAAAGAAGCTCCTGCAAACTTTGTCAATGACAAGCCAAGCGAAACTGATGTAATGAAGAAGTCCTCTGCGGGCAACGTACATCGTGAAGAAGCTGAGCTTGAAGAAGATGAAGTAATTGTAGAAGACGAAGCCGTTGAGGAAGATGTTGAAATGGTTGCTGAAGAAGAAGTTGAAGAAATCGAAGAAGAGGAAGTCGCTGTAGATGAAGATGACGTTCTCTTTGAAGAAGATCTTAATGCTCTCTTTGAAGGTGACGAAAACCTCACAGAAGAATTTAAAGTTAAGGCAGCTGAAATTTTTGAAGCTGTTGTCACTTCCCGTGTAGCAAACGAAGTCGGTGCTATTGAAGCTGAACTTGAAGAACAGGCTAACACTGAATTTGAAGCTAAACTGGAAGAAATGGTTGAGAATATTGACAAGTATCTTAACTATGTCACGGAGAATTGGATGAAGGAAAACGAACTTGCTGTTGAAAACGGCCTTCGTAACGAAATCACTGAGTCCTTCATTAAGGGTATGCAGCAGGTATTTACCGAGCACTACATTGAAGTACCCGAAGAAAAATATGACGTAATGACTGAAATGCAGTCTAAGATTGATGACCTTCAGGGCAAGCTTGATGAGCAGGTTCAGAAGAACATTGACCTTAACGAAGAATCAGTAGTCCTGAAGAAGCAGAACATTTTTGCTGATATTGCTGAAGGACTTGCCGATACTGACGCAGAAAAGTTTGCTGTAATGGTAGAAGATATTTCTTATACTAGCGCAGAGTCATATGAAAACAAGTTAAAGGTAGTTAAAGACAACTATTTCCGTAAGGAAATTGCAGAGTCTACTGATACATTAGAAGATTCTGTAGATGAAGTTTCTTTAACTGAAAATACTGTTATGGGCAGATATGCAGATGCTCTTAGCAAAAGTAAAAAGTTTTAATATTATAAATAGTAAAGTTAGTTTATAACAACAATAAGGAGAAACTTCAATGTTTTTATCTGAACAGTTAGAGAAGAAGTGGGAACCTGTTCTTAAGCACGAGAGCCTGCAAGAAATTGCAGATCCGTACAAAAGATCGGTAACTGCTGTAGTTCTCGAAAATCAGGAAAAGGCTCTGCGCGAAGAAAAAGCAGCCCTTTTCGAAGCAACACACGCAAACGCCACTGGCGCTTCTGTAGACAACTATGATCCTATTCTAATCAGCCTGGTAAGACGAGCTCTTCCCAATCTGATGGCGTATGACGTAGCTGGTGTACAGCCTATGACTGGTCCTACTGGTTTGATCTTCGCTATGAAGTCACACTATGCTAGCCAGACTGGTACTGAAGCCCTGTTTAACGAAGCCGATACTGACTTCTCTGGTACTGGTACTCACGCAGGTTCTAACCCTGTTGACGGTACTTATACTACTGGTACTGGTGTAAGCACTTCAACTGCTGAAGGCTTTGGCGACTCAACTACTCTGAATGAAATGGCATTCAGCATTGAGAAGACCACTGTAACTGCCAAGTCACGTGCTCTGAAAGCAGAATACACTGTTGAACTTGCCCAGGACCTGAAAGCAATTCATGGTCTTGACGCAGAAAGCGAACTGAGCAACATTCTTTCTCAGGAAATTCTCGCTGAAATCAACCGTGAAGTTATCCGTACTATCTACAAGGTAGCGAAGACTGGTGCTGCTTCTACAGCAACTCCTGGTACTTTCGACCTTGACGTTGATAGCAACGGTCGTTGGTCAGTAGAACGCTTCAAAGGCCTCATGTTCAACATTGAGCGTGATGCCAACGTAATTGCACAAGACACTCGTAGGGGCAAAGGTAACTTTATCATTTGTTCTTCTGACGTAGCTTCTGCACTTGCAATGTCAGGCGTACTTGATTACAACTCAGGCTTGCAGAACAACCTGCAGGTTGATGACACAGGCAACACTTTCGCAGGTGTACTGAACGGTCGTTACAGAGTATACATCGACCCTTACAGTGCTAACACTGGTGCAGCTTCTCAGTTCTACGTAGCTGGATACAAGGGTACTAGCCCTTATGATGCAGGTCTTTTCTACTGTCCGTATGTTCCTTTACAGATGGTCAGAGCGATTGATCCAAGCACATTCCAGCCAAAGATTGGCTTCAAGACTCGTTACGGCATGATTGCTAACCCATACGTAACACAGTCTAACGGCAATACTGACGCTGACTCGTTCACAGCAGATCGTAACCAGTATTACAGACGAGTTAAAGTTTCTAACTTGATGTAAGAATAAAAAGAATCCCAATAGGGACATTTTTAAGGGGGCTACATTGTAGCCCCTTTTTTTATCTATAGCATTAAATGTGTATAAATAATGCAAATAGCACGTTGAGATAACGTCCTGTTTTTCCTTTATGGACTACAACGGAGAAACTAGTATGAAGAATTTTTTATTGCTAACAATTAGTATTGCCATGGTGGGATGTAATAACCCCACTAATATTTACCGTGACGGTACAGAGTTTGACTGGATGCCTAGTCCACTACAATGGGAAAGAAACATAAGAGATTGTAGAGCCCAGCTACAATGTAACGCGGCCGATTTATTTGATAGAACTGCATAGTGTACGGCGGCCTTCCCATGTTTCTGACATTCTGTACGATCCTTATCGTTTGCGATACGGCCATACACGTAATGATTCAGATGTATTTCGAGGGCCACCCTGCATTTAATGCTTGACAAGTCTGAAAAAATCGAGTATTATATATAGTACGGAAAGTAGCACTATATGTTACTTTCCTATACACACCAGTATATAAACCCACGATTAAAAATGCCCAAAAGGCAAGGACTTAAAAGAAATGAAAAAGCGTGACATCGCATTCGCAACACTTCAGGCAGTATCAACTGTAGTTATAGCTTTCGGATTGCCAGCGGCAATTGTGTTTGCTAACTATGGCTTCTAAGTATTACGCACTGTATGTATTATTCTGTATGCACTTATCTGTTAATAATGATTTTGTACCCCGTATTACAGGTATTATAAATAGTAGATACGAAATAGGTAACTACTATGGCATACACACCCACAGCTAATATATCTGAAGCAACATGGGACGAGAAAAATCCAGGTGAACTTGATTACTTAAAACCGAATGGTTTTCGTTTTCAGGTTCACAATCTCCCCAATGTTTCCTTCTTTTGTCAATCAGCAAACATACCCGAAATATCTAT